TTATACTCCTATGTAATACTCTAAATCGTCAAGACTCCAATTTCTAAAGACTCTCAAGCCTTTAAATTTTGTTGATGCTGTTATATCGAGGTCAACATGATTATCCATTAAAAGTATGCTTAAAGACGGTAAGCCTACGAACGGTGGAAGTTTATCCCAAAAAGAACATAGTTGGTTATACAGTTCGCTTGATGCAACTATACATTTTGGAGTCAAACCTTTTTCTTTGATTTCCAAAAGTCGAAATGCAATTTCTTCAACTTTGTTTTTAAGTTGAGATGTTTTTATTTCTTTTTTTATATTTTTGAGTTCGTCAATTTGTCTGTATTTTGATTTGATTAGACCGTCTAAATCGTCTATTGCTTTTTGCTCTAGTTTAATTTTTGTTTTCATTGTTACTCCTTTATTAGTTTAAATTCAATATCATATACATCTTTGTTAATTTTTAAATCGGTATTTGTACCGTCAACGATTTTTATTGAAACAACCCTTGCGTATAATTTTTCGCCTGTATAACCCTTTACAAAAATAATGTCTTTTAGTATTGGATAGTAAATATCCCCCGCTTTTAAATAATCAATATCGCTCCATAAGTAGCCAAAATGATTTCTTATTCTCGTTGTCCAATATGGCTTGACTTCTCTATATTCGTGCGTTTTCTCACCATTTTTTATTTTATCAAACCATTTCTTTTTTAGATTGAAAATCAACATCTATTCCACCTCGCTTAATATAGTATTTAGTCTGTGTATAATTTGTATATCTTTGATATCTTTAACACGGCAAATATACCACTCGCCATTATCACAAAGACCACCTGTGTATCTTATAAACTTACCTGTGTTATCAAAGCCTATGCGCCCCATTCTAATTCGCCTTCTATCTGTTGTATATGGGATAAAATAGACTGGCTCGTTATCCAATAAATCGTTAGGTATCATTTATTTGTCCTCGCTTAATAGTTCGCTTTCTTGGTTTAACCATTCAATTATGCCGAGTTTACATCTAAAATCTTCATCGCAACATTGAATACATTTCCATTTGCCATTATCGTATTTGTCGCTTGCACAAAATAAACACATTTTGCAGTTTACAAGTTCGCTTGCATCGTCATTATCGGTAAGCCAATTCGCAAATTCTTCGTTGCTCATTCGATTTAGTTTATCTCTATTTGTTACTTTGCTGCCAATTTTGTTTTTATTTACTTTTACTTCGATGATAATTTCTAAAATCGTTAGACAATTTGCTTGTTCTAAATGATAACCCTCTAACAATTCAACGTTTTCTTTTGCAAACTTTTCAATCTCAATAAGTGCTTGTTTGTATTTTGCCGACTGTTCAATCCATGCTTTAACTTGTAATTGTAAATTGCCGATAGTATTTACTATCGTTGGCTCTTGGTCTTGATATTCTTCAATTTGCTTTTTAAGTTCTCCGATTTCTTCGCTTAATTCTTTGTTTTCTTCCTGTAATTCTTTTGTTGCTCGTTCGACATCTATTCTTAATTGGTCGGCATAAGCATCTTCACAACCCTCTAAAGTGTATGTTGAATAACTCAATCTACCACCTGTCAAACGATGTATAATGCTTGCAGTCCTTTTGTGCAGTTCTTCACATTCTTTTTCTTTTTGCTCTAGTTCTGCTCGCAGTTCTGTATTTAATTTGAAATTGCTTATTAATCCTTTTATTTTATTTATGATTGACATTTTGTTTATACTCCTATTTTATATTCTTGGTGATTTCTTCGTTGAAGTAGCCTACTGCATATCGTTTGACATCTTCTGATAAATCTAGCCATCCAACTTGTTTGCCGTTTATATAGTTTGCAAATTCTTTATTAAATTTTTTAACTGCCTTTTTGAATAAGTCTTTATCAACATAGTTTTCTAAAAAATCGTCAAACTCCATAAATCCGTTATCAACTAATTTATCTTCTAAGTATTCTATTAATTCTTGTTCTGAAAGGTTATAATATTGTTTGAAGAATACTTCAATTTTTGAAGATTTTTCTATCGCTTTTTCTAAATCTTCTGAACTATGAACACAACAACAAACATGGTCGATATATTCCTCTATATCTTCTGAAAGACGTTCTTTATCATACTGAAAACAATATTTACCTTTTTTGTTTAGTTTTTCAAATTCTTTTGCTGTCATTGGCACAGGATTTATTAACTCTATGTTGTTTATATCTTGCATTATTTTATACTCCTATTAGTTTTTGCGTGTCGTTTGTTTCTAGTGGTCTGTTTAGGTTATAATTTTCGGCACTTTCTAAGCCTGCTCTATACGCAGAACTTAAACTAGGTGCAGTTTTTAAAACAGAAATTTTAATATTTGGGTGCTTTAAATTAAAAGAGGTTGTCAATGCTTGCTTTTTAAGGCAAATTAGAGATGTGCCTGTTGCGTGTTGAACAATATCCTCTTTTTCTTTTGTTAGTTCTGATAACTTTTGCTCAATCTTTGCAACAAAACCACCAATAAAAGAATTTACAACCTTATTTGGTGAATAAACAGAAATATCATCTTGGTAATCATAAGTCTTTTTGTATTCTGAAATTTCATACTCAAGTGCAGACAAAACAAAATTAAAGATGTATTCTGCTATTGTTATGTCGGTTTTATAGCCAAAGAAAGTTCCAAAGTGAGTGTTATAACAATATTCACATTCAAACGCATCAGCAACAGAGCCAAACAAACTCTTTATGTGATTTGAAATTCTTTTAAATTTTATTTTAACCTCTTCACATTCTTCTTTTTGTGAGAAGTTTTTAAGTTCAAACTCTGTAATGTGATGCTTTGCAATAAGTTCGTTTGCTTTTTTTAGAGCAATTTCTGCCTCACTTAAACTTGCTCCGTTCTCAACAGTTCTGTTTAACAATGCTTTTATTTTTGCTATTAGTTTTTCTTTCATTACTATTCTTACTCCGTATCGGTTAAACTACTTGCATCGTGAAGATGCCATATTGTTTATATATTTGGCAATTTCTGCTATCATCATCAATCGCACAAATTATGTCGTACTGTTCTTTTAGTTTCTTAATATAGGCTCTTTTGATTTCGTGGCTCGGTGTTGTGTTGTCATCTGCAGGTCGCATCAACAAACTAAATGCCATTCCAAAACTATCAAAATTGAACATGCTTTCTAACATTTGATAAGTTTTCTTGTAAGTCAACGCACTACGGCTAGTTAAGAAAATTGTCTTGTGAGCAAGATGAGTATCAAGTGTATCTATAATCTCAATCAAGTTGTAATTTTTTCTGTTATCAGAATTGCAACAATCTCGATTAAATCTGTTCCACTTTTCCTCTTCTGATAAATTTTCTGTATTCTCTAGCAAATGTGCCGTATCTACAAGACATCCGTCTATGTCGCATATTATGATTTTCTTTTTCATTTTTCGTTCGCCTTTTTTATATTGCCGTTTATTAAAAACTCTTTTGGTTGTGGTTTTGGTGGAGTTGCTGACATTATCGGTTCACCTTCGCCATTAAAAACTCCTGCATCGCCTGCAACGATAACCTCTTTTTCTTCGTTATTAGTCGGTTGTGTTTGAGGTTGTTCTTGTTGTTGCGTTTCCGGTTTACCTAAAAAGTTTGAGATTGAATTTAAAATATTATCTTTAATTGACATCGGACTCCTCGCTTTCTTGATTTTCTTCTGTCGTTTGGTTATCTTCCATGTGATAAATTTTTCTTAAAGCAGATTTAGCCTCTTCAAGTTCTTCACCCTCGCCATCTGTCAAGTTACCGATAAACTCTGCTCCGTCAAGACGTGCTTTGTTTTTTGGATATTGAAGTTCAAACTCGCCCTCTTCAACATCTCGGATAATTGCAAACTTGTCATGATGCTCCATTGATTTTTTAACTAGATAATAGTCATCTTCTGTGTCGTAAACATCTCCAACTAACAACTCTCTATCTTCATCGTTCACATCTTGAATAAAAATGCCTGTGCTTTGAGGTTCTTGATTTTGCTCTAGTGGTAATTCTAATTGAAGATGGTCTAATTTGTCTTGAATATCATCAAGTTGCTCTTTGTATTTTTTCAAATTTTCTGTTTGGCTTGTGATAATTTTTTCGGCTTTTCTGAAACCCTCAATTTTGCTCTTGTTTTCTTTTAAAGATTTCCAATCTTCCTCTGCAATGTTGTCATTCATTACGGATTTAATATTGCTAATGATAGCCTCAAACGCAACTGAATTTGTGCATTTAATCATATCCTCAAGCCTCTGTATAATCTCTATTAATTCTGATTTTCTTTGTTCTAGTTGTTCCTTAGTTGACATCGTCTTTATCTCCATTATTATTTAATAATTCTAGTGGTTTGAAAATTATTTGAGGTTCTTCATCTGCTATTTGATACCTGTATAAATTTTCGGTGGTTAAAAAAAGTTTGTGAGCCGTTTCTCCACAAAAACGACAATTATATTTATCGCCTATCCATTCTCCACATCGGCTACAGATGAAAATTTTACTTGGGAATTTCCTTTCAAATTCTCGCAAACTTTTAAATTTTTCTGTTTCTTGCATTTTGTTTTCCGTTCGTAAAATTCTGTATCTCGATAAATATTAATTATCATTTTTGGAAGTTTGCACATTCGGAACTCCTAAAGATGCTACTTGTCGGCTATTTTCTTTACGGTTGTTCATTTCTTCGATTAAAATATCGTGTAAATCATATAACCCGTCATTTGGAAGTCGCTTGACTAACATTTTCATTTTTTCAATTTTCATTTTTATTTGCCCTTTCGTATATTAATAGACTCCATATAATAATATGTCTTGTAATTGTGTTAAATCTGCCCTCAACAGAGATTTTGTCTCCTTTGTTTACGTTGTGATTGTTCCAACTTATGACAGTTGCCTCGTTACCTAGTTCGGATTTGATATTAAAAACGCATTTTGTTCTATCTTCGCTAAACTTGATGCGTTCAACATCTGATGTAATCGTTCCCATAATTCGGACATCTATTTCATGCTCCTTTTTCTTTGAGGTTTTTGTCGGTTTTGGTATGAATTTTTTTTTAGCCATTTTTCTTTATCCCCTTAAAAATAACTATCGCCAATGGATTTTTAAATAAACCTTTTTCGCCTTTTCCGTTTCTGACATAATCACCTGTCAATGGATCTATGAATGTAACTCCTGTTTTATTATTCTTGGTTATCCAATGAATTTTTACTGCTCGTTTATTCAAGATATAATCTCGCCAATACGCAGTTTCTGTGCGAACAGGTAAAATAGAATAGGTTGTTTTGTCCTTCTTTTGTTCCTCTGCTGCCTTTTTTATCCATTTTTCACAAGTCGAAAAAGGTGGGTTCATCCAATTAATCTCGCCCCAATCTGCCTTTAACCCGTCAACTTCGCCGTTGATAAAATGAGTTTTAGCAGGTATATTTTTTGTTGAGCAACAAACATCAACGTCAAATTTATCAAGACCTAATTTTTTCAAAATAGGTTGATATACTTCTGGTGGTGTTAAATAATTGTTATTTAGTGTTGTATAATTGTATTTCATTTGTTCTCCGTTATGTATTTTTTAGCCTTTTTATCGACTGTGATTGTCGGATATATCGCTTTTAATTCTTTGAACATATCGCATCTGCATAAATAATCTATATCTTTAAATCTTACGTATTTATTTAGATACTCTGCTGCATTTGATGCGGTTTTAATTTGTTCTTTTTCTGCTTTTTGTTTTTTCCATTCTTCTTGAGAAATTTTATCTTGCTTTTCTTTTTCTTCTTTTTCTGCTCGTTGTCTTGCTTGTTTTTGTTCTTCTTTCTTTTTGGTATCTTCTGAAAGATAATAGTTATCGTTCAGAATATCATCCCATCTTTCAAGAATTGTTTTTAAAGCAATCTTTTGAGTTTTGCCGTTGAAGTCTTGACCTCTTGCTGCGTTAGAAAAAATCTTTTGCCAATCTTCAATTTTTAAGCCGTTTTCTTCTGAAATCTTTGCTATCTTTTTTTTGTTGTCTTTTGAGATTTTTTCTGTATTTGGAAAAGCCTTTTCTAGTGCCGTTTTGATTTCGGATATAAACACATCGTCAATGTTGATTTCGCTTTCTTCGCCTTTTGGTGGGTTTTCTCCGTTACCTTTCCAACGTTTGGATGCTGCACGTTTAGCCTTTTCTGCTTTTTCTTTCATTTCTTCAATGTTTCTCAAGACTCTATCTGATATGTAACAATCATTTTCAATTCGGAATAGGTCAAAATCGTTTAAGATTGTTTTTAAAAAATCTATATCACATCTGTAATCGTCTGCGTAAACTTCTAAATCAGATACTTTGTAATCGTCTGCGTGCATATCTTCTACTATCCACCAATATATGCACAATGCTGACCTAGCCTTATCTTCGCTTTCTTTACGAAAATGCAATAGCAGATTTTTTATTTTTCTGTCTTGTCTTGCGTAGATGTCGTGTGAAAAATATGTCTTGTAAAGTGTTCTTGCCATTAGATTATTCCGTAAACTTGCAATTCTCTTACTTGACCTTTATTCAACATTTCTTCAACGCATTTTTTAAAACATTCGTTGACTCTGTTCTCTTTTACAACTTTGAAGATTTCTTCTTTTGTTGCAAAATCTGCATATACCATATAGGGTATGTCAACTCTGTTTTTGGTTTTGTTTTGATAGTGTACGTTAAACCATTTACGAGTTTGATTAATCAAGAAAATTAATTTTTCTGAATAATTACATTCTTTTTTTTGAAATCTTTTGAAAAATTTTACTAACATTCTTTTTACTCCCATTTTGATTGTTATTTGTTCTTTTTTTGTTCTAAATCTTTTTTGATTAGTTCAAGAATGTATGAACTTCTTGAAGAAAATCCCTCTTTTTCTACGATTTCGTCAATTTCACAAATGGTGCTATAAGGCAAAGAAATTGAAATTGCTACAGTAAGTTTTTTTGTTGCCATTGAGTTCTCCTTTAAATGTAGTATATTATTCAAAATGTGTTTACTATTTACACATTTTGTGTTATTAATTAACTAATAATTAGTAACTAATATTATATATACCACTTTGTGTGTAGTTAGTAAACACTTAAAGTGTATTGTCTTAATAAAATGTTACACTTTGGGTGAAAATATGTTTTATGAAAATCTTCAAGCAATTAGAAAAAAATTAAACTTAACGATTACTGAAATCGCCACAAAACTAAGCCTAACTGTGAGAACCTATTCAAGTTACGAAAGAGGTGAAAGAAAACCACCAATAGATTTTTTTGAAAAAATCTATAAAGTGTTTAACGTAAATCTCAATTTTTTAATTTGTTCTCAAGGTGAGATGTTTAATGCTCCAACTTATGAGCAAGTAGAAGATGAACTCACTCAAAAGGTTGAAGCAATTTTGAGAAAAAACGGTCTTATGTAAATAATTTGATTAATTCATCAAATAATTTTGTGCCGTTTTCTTCTCCATAAACTACGATTAACGCATAAAGAGTTCGTTTTAATGTGTTCATTGTGCCCCCTTTCGATTTAAAATTAGAGGGTTTGAGAAAATTATTGATGATATATTTAATTGATTTTTTGTTTATGATATATAAAAAATATGAAAGAAATTTGTTTTATTTACATTATACCATTCTTATATTTTGTTATTCTTATTATTATTTCGGATAGATTCATAAAAAAGAACGATTTAAAAACTGCAAATAAAATTGGTAATTTTGGGTTGATTACGTTCCTTTTATTCGCAGGTATAGCATTTTTAATAAAGGCATTAACTCAATAATGAATATAAAAAATGGCTTACATAGAATTTTTATATTATTATCAATGATTATTTTTATAATCAGTCTTTTGGTTTACTTAGACTCTGATTGTGATTTTATTTTTAAATTCATTATCCCTATTATTTTGTCGGTTATAATTTATTTATTTTATTGGATAGGTTTATGGGTTGTTTGTGGGTTTCTAGACAAAAAAGAATTTAACAATAAAGGTTTAATTATTGTTTTAACTTTATCATTAATCTTTTTTGTGAGTTGTACAATATTTTTAACAAGTTTAAATTATAAGCAAAAAAGAGAATATAGAAAAATTGAAAAAGAATATGCAACATATAGGAGCAGAAACGAGGGCAATTTTACAGGTTGGACACTTGAAGAAATAAAAGATTTGTTTAACGACAAACCTAATTAATCTTATAATGCTTATGCGTTTGCATTGCATTTGCATTGCGTTTGCATATCGTTAGCAAAGCAACAACTTTAACGGTAGTAATGCCCTAAAATAAATTAAATTAAAATAAATTAAATTAAAACAATAAATATACTAACGTATATTTATTGTTTTTTTATTACAACAAAAAAATTTTCAAACAAACAAAATTAAAAAAACGAATTGAGAAAAATTAAAACAAAAAGCAAAGAGAAAAGATAAAATATTAAAAAATGTAAAGTCTAAAAATCTAATTAAAATGGGGGTTTGCCCCCTGTGTGAATTTATTAATTAACTTACTAACGATTAGTTTTTTAAGTCATGGGTGAATAATAGAAAATGTAGATTACGAAACGTGAACTTTTTTGAAATTAATTTCAAAGCAGGGATGTATAAGTTCAAAAAGAGTAGTAATTGGTGTAATAGGTGAATAGTGTCTAATTTTGGGGGAAGTGATGAGGCATTGTGATAGCAATATGCCATTTAGCAAAAAATGGTTCTTAAAAGATATTGAAAATTTCACCAGTAGAACTTTAGAAATAGGACACTGTGAAATTTGTAACAAAGAAGTTATCCAACTAACCGAAATGAGAACATCTGACAATGCAATATTTGTAGATATTCAAACAGGCAAAAAGGCTAAAAGAATAATCAACCGAGAAAGAAAGAGAATTGATTATATAGTTACAAAGCCTAAGAGTTATGCAGGTGGTTGGATATACGGAGTCAACCGAGAAAGAAAAAATAAGTATGGCAAAATAACAAGCATTAAACAATATGCTTATGATTATTCAACAAGTTCATCAAAAGGCTTGATAAGAACTAATAAAATTGACAGTTACTAATTATTCTTACTCCCAAAGTAGGCATAAAATGAGGGGGCAAAGCTCCCTCATTCCACTCAAAAATAGGTGAAATTATGGAAGAAAACGCTAAAAACGATGAAAAAATTGCACCAGAAAATTTACCTAAACTTACAAAATCTGAAAAGAAAACTCTTCAAGCATATTTTCTTAACGGATGCAATCAGACAGAGGCTTATAGAGTGGGTTTTAACTGTGAAAATTCTACCCCTAAAACAGTTTATGAAAATTCTTCAAAGTTGTTCAATTCTACCAAGTTTATACCATGGTTGAAATATTATGAACAAAATCAAGCAGAGGCTATACAAAAAGAGATTAGATATTCTGCAGTTGAGCATTTCAACAGGTTGAATTATCTGCAAGACATTGCTCTTAATTCTTTTGATAAATACGGCAACGTGAAAAACTCCGATGCAATTAAAATCGAAGAATTAAAAGGAAGATTAGCAGGACTCTACACAGACAAGCACGAGGTTACAGGTTCAGGACTTGCTGACCTATTAAAGGACTTAGACTAATGATAGAGCCTACATCTACAGAAAAAGATTTAATCATTAAAAAACTGCAAAGGTTCAAAGATGATTTAAACTATTTTGCATACAATCAGCTGAAAATTAAAACTAAAAATGAGGGTATCACTCCGTTTCAGTTTACCAACATTCAACTTGATGCACATAACAAAATTGAAGAACGCAAGAAAAAAGGAAAATTAATAAAAATTGTATTCCTTAAATCTCGACAAGTCGGTATGAGTACATATACAGAGGCTAGGTTCTTTCAAAAGATTTTATTTAATCTTGCTAAAAATGCTTTCGTATTAGCAGATAAAGATAAATCTTCTCAAAACATTTTCTCGATGACAAAAAGATATTACGACAATCTTCATCCATCGTTGCAACTTAAAACTCTGAAATTATCAACAGATGAAATCCTATTTGAAACAGACAGTTCATTTCGTGTTGGTACTGCGGGAAGCAAATCTATCGGTCGTTCAATGACAATCAATTACTTTCATGGTTCAGAGGTTGCGTTCTGGGCAAACGCAGATGAGATTATTTCAGGTATGTTTCAGACAATCCCTGATAGTCCAGAGTCTGAAATTATCCTAGAAAGTACGGGAAACGGCACATCAGGTGATGGTGCATTTTTCTTTAATATCGTTCAAGCAGGCTTAGACCCTCGTTCAGATTATTTAACATTGTTCTATCCCTGGTATGCTCAAAGCGAATACAAAAGAAAACTTATTGAGCCAATCACTCTTGACGATGAGGAAATATTCCTAAAGAAAACCTACAACTTAACAGATGAGCAACTTGCTTGGCGTAGGTCTAAAATTTTAAACGAGTTTAAAGGTCGTGAACAATTATTCCGACAAGAATATCCATCATCTATTCAAGAGGCTTTTATCTCTACAACAAAAGCACTTGTCGGACTTCAATACATTGAGTCATCGAGAAAAAGCACAATTCAATCTCTTTCGGCTCCTATCGTTATCGGTGTTGACCCTGCAAGAACAGGTGATAGAACAGTTATAACAATCAGACGTGGGAGAGAAATTCTTAAATTCTACAGATTTGATGAGATGAAAGAAGATAGACTAGCAGGAATTTTAGCAAAATTAATCAATCAGCTTAACCCTGCAAAAGTGTTTATTGATTACGGACACGGTACAGGAACGTACGATATTCTCGTATCAAACGGTTACGGCAATATTATTGAACTTGTAAACTTTGGTGAGGGTGCATTTGAAAATACTCGCTATGTAAACCGTAGAGCAGAAATGTACGACAAAATGCGTGATTGGTTTATGCAAAATGGTGGTGTATCAATCAAAGACCAAGAGTTTATAGAGGAATTTGTAAGAGATATTTCACTTATTCCAGATTTGAAACTTTCAGACTCTAACGGCAGATACAGTTTAGAGCGTAAAGAAAAAATTGTTGAAGGAACTGAAATAACATCAACAGATTTTGCAGACTCTCTAGCCTTAACATTTGCAAGTCCTATCGCTTACAAAATGGATGGAGAAGAAAACAAAATCATTAAAGCAAAAACAATAAATTGGCAAGATAGATTATAAGAAAGGAAAAAATAAAATGTTACCTTTAGGCTTATTAGGTTTGGCTTTATTATCAGGTTTTGCAGGGTATCAATACTCAAAAGCAAAAAACAATAACAATAATAACAGTTCAAACAATACTAACACAACAAGCAACTCTAGTTCTTCTGATGATAGTAGCAAAGCAAAAAACGTTTACAACTACTACGGTATTAATGACGGTGAGTATGGTGATGCACTATTCAACTCTCAAAAGAAAAAGAGAAATTTATTTCAAGACAACAACACGCAAGTAACTAACACAAGAAGATTTGTGTAGAAAGGATATTAAAATGTGTTTCTTTGGTTCAGGTAAATCATCTGGTGGTGGAAATTATCAATCGGCTGCAACTGCTGCATCAACAGAAGAAAAAAAGGATACTGCAAAAGCAAAACAAAGATTGTTAGCAACTGACGGTAAAGCGAACGGAGCAGAACTTAACGCAGCACAAACAAAATCAGTTAGAAAAGTATTTGGCTAATTATGTTATACGCAAAAGCGAAAAATAAAAAAGATATTGCACTAGTTCTTGACAATCTTCGTAAAGAAGATGAGGCAGAAATGTTAGAAGAGTTCGGAAGTTCTTGGCAGAGTATTCTCCTTTCTGAATGTATAAGTAACGATATTTATGTCATAATAAACTCTTTTCATCGACCAGTCGGACTCTTCGGCATCAAGCCTCACAAAAATTATGCAGAGGTCTGTCTATTATGTACGGACAAATTAAAAGATGATGCAATCTCTTTTTTACGACAAGCAAAAAAATATATCTATAAATGGCTCAAAGAACATAAACGATTAGAGAATTATGTTCATAAAAAAAATAAAAGTGCCATATTGTGGCTCAAGTGGTTAGGGTTTACCGTTAAAAACTTCAACGATAACAAAATGTATTTTTATAAGGAATTGGAATAATGCCTGTCTTAAATCCTATAGACTTAAACGAAAAAGAAGAAAATCTCGTAACAACATATTACACAGACCTCGTTAGCGAACGTTCTAAATATGTTCCACGTTGGAAAGATATTCAAAAATATGTGTCAATTACAAACAACGTTTCTGAACTGTTTGAAGATACTGCTCATAAACAAAAGCAAAAAGATGAATATATCAACGACCCAACAGGGTTCAAGTGTACTAATCAAGCAGGAGATTATTTAGCAGGCATATTATGGTCTAACGTTGAACTAGAGCCATCAGAATATGCAAAGAAAAAATGTAAAGGTGCTGATTATTCAGAGTTCTACAAAGGATGTTCTAAAAAATTTATGGGAGAAATGAACGCAACTGATGCAGGATTTCAAACAATCTTGAAATCATATTGTTATGACCAATTCAGTTTCGGAACATCAGGCATCGGAGCATTTCGTTCTAAAGAATATGACAATCAACAAACTGAAAATTGTTTAAACTTCAAAGCATACGGAGTTTGGAACTCATGTATTGATGAGGGTGCAAACAATAAAATCAACGTTATCTATACTGTTTATAATTGGAGATTAACTCAAATTATTGATGAGTTCTGTTATGACGGTGATGAATTTAACAAACAAAGATTTGAACTTTTACCGGATGATATTAAAAAATCTTGGGATAAAAAAGATTTGAACAGACGTTTTAAACTCGTTTGTGGCATTATGCCTAATTCACATTACAACATGAATAAAATCGGCAAAAACGGTTCACGTTTTAAAGGTTATTGGTTCTTGCAGTCAGATAAAAAAATATTCCACGTTGAATTTTTCAAAGAGTTGCCTATTGCAATCTGTAGAGCAATCAGAGTAAACGGTCAAATTTACGGAGAAAGTTCTGGCTCATTAAGTATTTCAGCAATTAAAATGTTGAACTACATCACAGGTAAAACAATCGACAACGCAGAGTTAAGAACATCTCCACCTATCGGTATGTATTCAGGTGCATTGGCACAGGGCAACGTTATTGACTACTCTCCTAATTCTGTTACAACATTCAACGCAAAAGCAGCAGGAGAAGTTAAAACTCCAATATTTCCATTAATACAGGCTAGTGATATTTCTGCAATTACAAATTTCATTATTCCTGCATTGAAAGAAGATATTACAAACGTATTTAAAATAGACCAATTATTAGATTTCAACAATCAAACTAAAATGACTGCTACTGAAAGTTCTTTCAGAATGTCAATCAGAGGTAAGTCAATTAATGGTTTATTAACACAAGAAAAAACAGAATGTATCGAGCCAATCTGTCATAGAGCAATTTCTATTATGCAAGATTGTGGAAAGTTCGGCTATATTCTTGATGAACTTCCAATGCAAACCATTGAGGATATTCAATTCAAGCAATATGTTATAGACAACAATGAATATGTACCACCTGAAATAGCAGAAATTATGAAAGAGGGTAAGCGTTGGTACACTCTTAGATTTAAAGGTGAATTAGAAAAATTACTTAATGCTGAATTGTATGAGGCTCTTGGTAAATTCTTGCAATATCTTGAATACGCATTAAAGGTTAAACCTGATTTGATTTATGCAATTAATGATTATGAATTTTTAGAAATAATCAAAGATGCTGCAAACCTTAACAATGAAGGGTTAGTTAAAACAAAAACAGAATACGCAGAGATTATTCAGCAAATTGAAGAGTCAAGACAAAAACAAGCACAACAAGAACAAGCAATGGCTCAATCTCAAATAGGTATGAACGTTGCTCGTGCGAATAAAGATGAGGCTCAAAGTTATGCTATTTAACGATATTTTTGAAAGTTTAAGACCTGCAAGAGTTGATGCTCTTGAGCAAGAAAAACTAATCTTGCAGGAACAAGAAAAAGAACATCAAGAAAAATTAAAACTTGCTGCATCAGAAATATTCAAAGGAAATAACGGAGAGTATGTTCTGAACTTCTTGAAAGAGATTTGTTTATGGAATGAACAAGATACAAATATCAATCCTAACACAGTTCTCTATAAAAAGGGCAGGCAGGATATTTGGATGGTATTCAGAAATATTCTTCCAAAAGATATTCTAACAAAAATTGAGATATATGGGATAGAAAAATAATCAACTAAAAAGGAGAAGAAAAATGTTTGAATTATTTAGAAAATCAAGAAAATTAAAAAAATTAGGTATGTGCTTTTTTGCAGAGGGATTTAGTTCTGACGGTTCATCTGACGGAGCAGGTTTCGGAGCAGGAGTAGGAACTGACAATGGAGTAGGGCAAGCAACAAGTAATTTTGAAATTCCTGCAGAATATGCTCAATCTGATTGGGCAAAAAACTTTGAGGGTAAAACGGGTGATGACCTAAAAGCAGAGGTTTTTAAAACTTTAGACTCACAATACTCTAATGCTCCTGTTATTCCTCAAGATGCTAAAGGTTATGAGTTTAACGAAATCTTGAAAGATGTTAACGGTGAAATTCCGTACACATATTCAGATGAGGCTATTAATGTTTTCGGCGGAACAATGAAAGATTTAGGTCTTACAAAAGAACAGGGGCAAAGTTTGTTGAAAACATTTACTGACTTTGAACTTTCCACATGGTCAAAATGCACAGATGCTGACGAGTGCGAAAAGAATTTAACTGAACTATTCGGCAATAATCCAGCAGAAAGACAAATTTGTCAAGCAGGTATCAAAAAATATTTATCACCTCAAGAGGTTGAATTGGTTGAAAAAACTTTCACAAACGATGCCGTAAAAATTATGTACAAACTTGCAAAAGGTTTTGTGTCTGATTATGGAGTAAAAGAGGGAACTCAAGCAAGCAATAAACAGGGTTACGGTTCAATGATGAGTCAAGCTGATAAAGATGCAGAGGCAGACAAAATTTATAAAGCACTTGACGAGTTAAAAAACAGACCTCATACAGACGAGGACAAACAAGCATTAATAGATAAATTAATTTCATTAAACAAATAATAAAATTATAAGGAGAAGAAAAATGATTAAAGTTAAGTACGAGGGTGTTTATTCCTCAACTGTAGGTCAATATAAAAGAACAATTCCTTTTAGGTTTGAACACGAAGTAGCAGGCAATCATACGGATGCGTTAGAAAGTCATCTTAAAAAAAGATATGTTCCGATGATGATCGCTAAAGCTAAAAACTTAAAAGACCCTTTTGAAAGATTGGTAAGTTTTAGACTTGTGGATTACGAAAAAAACAATAAACCTAATCCTATAAACGGCAAAGATTTATTTGAATTAAATGAGTGGGAACTGCAAGAAATTGCAAGAACGTTCAATCTTTTTGAAATTCCGTTACCGTTCACTACAACACTTTCAGAGTTAAAACAAAAAGCAGCCTTTCAATATTTAAAACGCATTAAAGGATTGAAGATTGATACAGACAAAGAAAAAATGGAGTTTGATTTCTTCAAGAAAGATTTAAACGGTTCTTGGGTGATTGAACTTGATGAGCCTTTAATTATTGAGATTGACGAAAACAAAACAGAAGATGCTCAAGCCGTTAAAAAGAAAATCTCTTTAAAAGAGGCTTTAGGTATAAAAGAAGATATACAACTACCTGATACAAAAGACCTTTAATGTTCTGATGTAGCGGGTGTATATAAATTAGTTAGGTAGAAAAATATAAGGAGAAAAAGAAATGGGAACAATTAATCCATCATTAGAACAAGCATACTTACAAACGTTTGAAAATAATTTTAAACGTTGTATTCAACAAACAGATAGTAGATTTTTATCAACTCCTGCTATTCAACACATGGGCATTAAAGGTATTAGTAATATTTCTCGTTTTGGCAAAACTGAACTTGTAGAAGTTACAGGACAAAGAAACCCAGAGAAACAATATACTCAAATGTCAAACGATAATAGAAAATCAAAATCAAGACGTTTTACTCGTACTTATCTATTTGATAAATACGACCACGCAGTAAATTTCGTTTGCGACCCTACAGGGAATATGTATCAAGAGTTAGACTCTGCAAAAAACAGATGTACAGATAGAGTAATTTCTGATGCTGCAAGAGGTTCAGTAGTTATGGGCAGACCAGATGAGGCAGGTGTCGAAGTATCTGCAGCAGATGACGGAGTATTATACATTGATGGTACATCAAACTTTGACTACTCTCACGTTGTTACTCCTGCAATTCGCAACTTTATCAACAACGATATTAACGACCAAAACCAATTCACTTTAGCAATCACAGGCTCTGAACATGAGTCATTAATGAACGATGAAAAATTCATTAATTCTCACTATAACGGTTCTAAAGTTATTGAAACAGGTAAGGTAAGAAAAGCATCGCCATTTGATATTGTGTTGTTTGCAGGTACTGATAATGGTGTTATTCAAGTTGATGACCCTGTGCTAAAAGAACAAAACGGCATTCGTGAAAACTTAATTCTTGCTCCTCATTCAATCGCTTTTGCAGTTGAATTGGGTTACTTAGGTATCGATAAATCTGCAAAACACGTAAACTCTTACGAGGTTACTATTGATGTTTGGTTTAAAGCAACTCGTCTTGATGGCAAGTTGGTTCAAGTTATTAAATCAACAATCTAGTTTTAAGAGAGTCAATAGACTCTCTTATTTTAAAAAAATTGTTTACACATAAAAAAGGAAAGGAAAATAAAATGGCTACACTATACAACGACCAAAGAACAACAGATGCAAAAAATGCGTATTGCAACGCATATATTGCAGGTGCAACAATCAAAAAAGCATACGGCACAATTACAGTTCCTGCATCTGCAGCAGTAAAAACAGAGGCAGTTTTAGCAGATAAATTGAGTTCTGATGTTATTATTCATACTATCAAAATGACAAATACTGCAGCCGGTACAGGTAAATTGAACGATAACGACATTGTTATTCGTAAATCTGATAACTTGACTAAACCAAAAACTAATGATGTGTTATTAGCAGATGGTGTCGATTTTGCAACTGCAGCAGAAAATAAAGAAGTATTGGCAAAAGGTTTAACAAGTTTTGATAAAACAAAATCTTTAAATCAAGTTTTAGAAATGGGTGCTGATGCTCTTGGTGGTTATCTTGCATTGGTGCTTGTTGCTAATGCTGCAAACGGTGAAAGTGCCGTAACGTTAGATTATGAGATTGAATATTCTTCTCCACAATAAGTTGAATATTTATAGAGAGGCTTTCGAGCCTCTCTATTCTCTAATAGGTCAATTATTTATTAAAGGTAAACGAAATGAATGCAAGTGTAGATATTTGTAATATGGCTCTTGATTATATCAATGTAGAAAATATTACATCAATAGATGAAGAAACTAAGCAAGCGAAAAAATGTAAATTTTGGTATGAACAAGTTAGAAAAAGTTTGTTGTTAAACCTTAACGCAACTTTCTCAATCAAAAGAGCAAGACTTGTTGAAGATGATAATTATAAAGAAATTTTCGGATATAAAAAAGCATATCTTCTACCTAAAGATTGTTTAAAAGTTATTTCGCTTGGCAATCCGACTCTTGCTAATTATCATCAACAAGAGGGTGATTATTTCTATTGCAATGAGGATGAAGTTTATATCAGATACTTGGCAGATGTAAACGATGTTAGCAAATATGATGCAGAATTTAACGACTTATTTGCTTTGACTCTTGCGACTAAAATCTGTTTACCTTTAACAAATGATTACGAAAAGTTGAATTTTATTAAAGGACTTGAGCAGCAACAATATATTATCTGTTCAGCAAAATACGGTAACGACAACAAGCCTGTTATTGTTACTAAACCTAGATACAGAAATAGCAGATATGATGCAGAGATTGAAATTGCTGATGTTCCAATGAGGTAGATAGATGAATACGTTACTTGCTAGAAACAATTTCTCTTCCGGTCAAATTGATAGAGATGTAAAAGGTAGAGTTGATTTACCTATCTTTCAGAATGGTTTTGAAATTTCACGAAATTTCTGTCATACAATTAAAGGTGATGTGTTTTTTCGCACAGGCACTTGGTTTTTAAACGAAATCGGTTATGCAGCCTTTCATGAGTTTAAATTCTCGCAGGCTCAATCATATTTGCTTGTGTTCAGAATACAATACATTGAATTTTATTCGTATAATTCAGATGGTGAACTTGTGCAGGTTCTTGATGATGACGGCAATCCTCTTCACGTTACGCATCCGTACGGCACAGAAATTTTTAATTTGAGAGTTACTCAAAATGCCGATGTAATGTATATCTTTCATTGCAATTCTGAATTTGCAGAACATCAATTAAAAAGAACTGCAGCAAATAAATTTACATTATCTAAAACAACCTACACGAACTCGTCAAAGACATTGAGTAATTCATCTGCAACTGACGGACATGGTTTTCCTGCCGTTGGTGCGTTCTATGAAAACAGATTAGATAGAATGTCAAGCAGTCAACAACCTACATATTTGTATGGCTCTAAAGGTGCAGATTACGATAATATCACAGTTGGCACAAATACCAATGACGGTTTTCAATACGATTTATCAGAGGCTATGAGTCGTGCTAGTTGGATATTATCAGGTGCTAACTCTCTTCTTGTTGGCACGCAAGAGGGCATTATTACGGTTAATGGTGGTGCTGTTGGTGCTGCAATTACCCCTAGTGATATTTCTGCTAAACTTTCTTGCAAAGATGGTTCAGCAGTTGTGCCTGCTCTAAGACGTGATAATTTTGTTTTTTATGTATCTTCAAACGGCAGAAAACTACTGATGTTTGAATACGATACATTGATGGAAGATTTTAAAACTACTAACCTTTCAAAGGCTAATTATAGCATTACAAAAGGTGGTATGAAAAAAATTATATACAAAAATGATAGACACGATTTTATGTATATTTTGTGTAACGGCAAATTATTATGTGTTTGTTTTTCTGTTGATGAAAATGTTAATGCGTGGTCTGAATTAATTACAGATGGTGAAATAGTTGATATTTGCACAGTTACTAGACCTAATGGTGTTGCAGATTTATTTTTGAATGTAAAACGACACATTGACGGCAAAGATGTTTATTATCTTGAACAATTAGCAGATGAAGTGGAGTTCTCAAGACTTGAAGATTATATCTCTGATGCAGATGAGAATATGACTCCTGCAGATAAACTAGAATTAGAAAAACAAGATAAGTATAGTTTTTATAGAATTATCGCAGAGGAATTACGTCATTGTTGCTATCTTGACTCTGCCGTTGAATATTCAGGACTTCATAAAGAAAAAATCGTTTTAGATGAAGAAACAAAAACAATCACATCAGAAGATGAAATCTTTACATCTGCAGATGTGAATAAAAGAATTTGGATAAAAACTCAAACAGGTAAAGAATACGGCATATTTGATATTGTAGAGTTTATTTCTGCAACTTCCGTTAAAGTTAAAATCGTATTACCACCGACAAATACAACAATCAGCGAATGGTATTTATCGGCAACTGTCTTTCAGGGGTTAGAACATCTTGAGGGCAAAACTGTTGCCGTAGTTGGTAATGGTGGTTATGTTGGTGATTTTGTTGTAACAGACGGCAAGATTGATATTTCATCAGCCAATGTTAATAAGGTTGGAAGTGCCGTTATTGGTTTGAAGTATAAAGGTGTTTTAAAAAGTCCTAATCTTGGTTTGCAATATCAAGACGGACAAACTTTTACATCAATGAAAAATATAACAAAAATAATTCTGCAGTTGAGTTTTTCAGCAGGTGGAGAGGTTGGCAGTTCTCTTTATAAATTAGATAAAATACAAAAATTTAACCCAGAGGGATTGTTAGATGTTCCACCTCTTCCAATGGATAAAGGATTTTTTGAGGTTCTTCTTGATGGATCGTATGAGAAAGATAAACATTATTACGTTGTACAAAAAGAGCCGTTACCGTTTAACATCAACGCAATTATACCAGAATGTAATCAAGTAATTAGAGCATAGGAGAAAATAAGATGGCAGTTCCGATTATACCTATAATTATGGCAGCAGTTTCATTAATACAGGGTATCTCGCAGGGTGTTCAAAATAAAAAGAACGCAGATAGTCAAGCATCTGCAGTTAGACAAGCAACTCAAGCACAAGTCAATGAAAGAGCAAGACAGGCTAGAAAATTAATGTCGCAACAAAAAGCATCTTTCTTGAAATCTGGTGTATATTTTGAGGGAACTCCAGAGGCTATGATTGATGAAACTTACAATACATCCGTAGATGATATTAATGCTATGATTGCCGATGCAAATACGCAAGAAAGCAATTTATCATCATCAGGTAATTCAGGTTTATTTGGTGGCATTTTGGGTGGTATAGGTAATGCTGCACTCTCATATTTTGGGGCGAAAGGTTTTGGTAATTTGTTCGGTGGTTCTGCTGCATCAGGTTCAAGTGGTTTGTTCTCTTCTCTGTCAAATTCAAGACTTGGTGTTTCTATGTCTAATATGCTCAATAACGTAAAAGGTTTAAATAAAGGTGGTTTCGGTTCTCTACCGTCAAGTGGATTGCCGTCAAGTGGCTCAACAACAAAAATAGTTTAGTTTTAAAAGGGTAAAAACAAATGGGAAATATACAAAGAGGTGATAATCGACAATACTTTACTAATGGTGTTGCTGAATATAGTACATTTGGGGATAATATCAACGCAGTTGCAGGATTGATGAATACTGCTGCAACGATTAACCGTCAAGCAGAAACGGCTAAAATGGCTAAATATCAAGTTGAGTTATCTAATGAGTTTCAAATTAAAAATAATGAAATCAATACAAAATATCAAGCAGACCCTACATCTCCACAAAGAGAACTGGAATTAAAACAAGCCTTTGAAGTGATGGCGGATAAATACAAAGTCGGCTCAATGGTACAGGGCGAATGGGGGCAAGCAAAACAAAAGATTTATAGCAATTTTGAAACATACAATACTAATTGGAAAATTCAACAACAAAAGACTAACGCAACTCAAGATTTAAAATCCGGCTATGAAACAATGCTTAATCAAATTTCTAAAATGGGTATGAACAATGCAAGTCTTGAAGATGTAAAACTTACTTATGGCAATTCATCTGCAGCACTAAGAACAGGTGCAACTCCTATTCTTGGTTCTGTTGTTGTTGATGGATTTTTGCAATCTGCTACGCACGATTATATGGCTTGTTACATTGACGGACTTATGCAGACTGACCCTGCAAAAGCAATTCAGATGTTGAATGATGGGTCTGTTCAAGCCGATTTGAAAGATGCAGATACAATCGACAAATTGAAGAAACAAGCACAAAGTCAATTATTAAGACAGAATGAAATCAAAGCAGTTGACAGAGTTGCAAATTATATCAATACAAACCATGAGTTATTCAATAAGGCTCTTGACGGTACGATTACGACTCAAGAGGCACAAAGCATTTTGTCTGATAAAAATGTTGATAGAACTATGAGAGCCGTATTATCTCAAATGTTAGGGTATAACTCTAGTTCTAGTTTAACTGTTGATGCTGAAACTGGAGAAATAGTTGATAAGAAAAAAGAGGATGCTATGACAAGTGATGAGGCTGCAGCATTTCAAGCATACTCAACATTGACTATCGGTAACAAACAATGGGTTTTTACAAATAATAAAGGTAAGTTAAGACAACCTACAACGCAAGAAAAAGAAGAAATTAGAACAGAATTATTATTGAGAGGTTCACAACTTTTAAATGGTGTTGATGGTAAAACTCCTCAAGCACAAATTAGAAAGATTGCAGAATATCAAACTCAATTAGCACAAGCAAGTTATTTTGGTTTAAATCAAACTGACTACAACAAAATGATGAATGATTTTGTTTTGCCTGCAACTAGAGATATTCAATCACAAGCAAAAAAATACAACGCCAATATGAGTGGCATTAATCCTATTAGCGGTAAATACGGATGGGAGCAGATAGATAAATATTTCAATGAGTTCTTTGATAAAAATTTGGAAGATACAAAAGGCAATAGAAATATGATAGCCAAAGAAAAAGCATTGGCAAGTGTCTATTATTGGGGCAGCCTAAACAGTTATTGTTCTCAAAGAGGTATTTCAATGGATGCTTTATTCGGTTTATCTCGTGAGGATAGAGCAGGAATTTATAATAAGGCTGCTAAAGATGCAATCGAAAAAGCGAAAGCAACTAGCAACAATCCTCAATTATGGTTCAGAAGTGCTAACCCTCAATACGTTAGTGCAATTCGTTCGATGTTGCCTAATTCTAACGCAAATGATGTCATTACAAATATTGCAGTTGCATCAATGAACAACCCTAATATGTCCGATAAAGATATGCAAAATATCATAAACAGAGAAGTTAGAAACGAATACGCAAAAATGAGAACTTCTAATAAATCTGTAGTGTTCGGTAATAACACAAAATATGATGAGATTATTAATAAATATTCAATGTTGCATGGGGTTGACCCATTGTTAGTAAAATGTGTAATTCGTCAAGAGTCTGGCTTTAATCCTAACGCAAGAAGTAAAGTCGGTGCTATGGGATTGATGCAATTAATGCCTACAACGGCAAGAGGGTTAGGATGTAAAAATGCTGCAGACCCTAAAGAGAATATCGCTGCCGGTACAAAATATCTTGCAAGTTTAATAGCAAAATTTAACGGCAATACTGCTCTTGCTCTTGCTGCGTATAACGCAGGTGAGGGTAACGTTAGAAAATATGGAAATAAAATTCCACCATTTAAAGAAACTCAAAATTATGTAAATTCAATTATGAAAACGTACTCAAATATTAAATAAGGGATAAGACAATGTATAAAACAATAGACGAAAACGAAGAACAAAAGAAATCGAATGATTTGGCAGGTAAAATAAAGTTTGATGATTTAGGGTTAAAACAAACAAATGATTTCGCACAATTTGCAACAGAAACAATAAAAAATGAAATGCCTAAACAATATGAGTCTTGGAAATCTAAAGGCTCTATTGGAGTTATTGAGGCAGGTAAAATGTTTGCTGATGAGTTTGACGGAAGTTATGATAATGTTTTAACTATCGAGCAACAAAAACAAAATTATAGAGATAAACATCCTGTAATCGGTGAAGAACGTAGTAATAAAGTTGATGAACGTATTGCCAAAAATAAAAGAGCAAGAGAAGAACGTCAAAAAAGAATTAACGAGGGTTCTGCATCGCTTTATGATAAAATCGTAAATAAGTTAGACCAATTCGGAGATAATTCCTATAAGGCTCAAGTTGATGCAGCAAAACAAAATGAACAATTACAAAAGCCTCATGAGGGTAATCCTAATTATCGTTATGAGGCTAAAGGTGCTGATTTATCAGGCAGAGTTATTTATAACGAAGTTGATTTAAGAAAAAAAATTGGCTTTGCAGAGGGCTTGCACGATAGCATCGGTTCAGGTGAGGCTCTACCTTTTGTCGCAGGTTGGGTTACAGGTTCATACGATAAACATATCGAAAACATTAAAAATAAAGTTGAAAACGGCGAACAAATAACTCAACAAGAACTGGACTCGTTCAATAGATACAGAGAAAGAGAATACGAAAAACAAGTAAGAGGTTATACTGTCGGTGGTGAAATCGGTGCAAGTTGGATGCCGTCAATGTTGGCTTTCGGTTCTGAAATGGCTTTAGGCGGAGCAGTCTTAAAAGGTGTTGGTCTTGCAGACAAAGGTTTTGCCGTAGGTGATGTAATCTCTAAAGGATTAGGCTCTGGTAAGGTGGCAGGTGCAACAGGAAAAATCGCAGGTCATTTGATTGAGGGTGGTATGGCTGCAGGTGTAACATCACTTGTCAATCCTGGAAGAATTTATGCAACGTATAGAGAACGCAGACTAAGCGACACAATGAAAATCACAGACAGAGGAACTGTGATTTTTACTGATGCGAAAGAAAGTCCAGCGAAAGCATTTTTAAAATCGTTACAACAAGTTTATATCTCATATTTTACAGAGAATATGGGTGCTTTAATCGGTATGCCCGTTAAAGGCGTTATGAGTGCGGGTGCTATGCAATTTGCTAAAGTATTAGAACATAATCCGATGCTTAAAAAATTGGTTCAAAAAACTGCTCCTGCGTTTGAAAAATTAAATAAAAATGTTTTGAATAGTGAGCCTGCTCAATGGTTAAAAAGTCAAGTTAAGTTTGATGGATTTCTTGAAGAACTTGGCGAAGAGGTTTTAGAGGATGTTTTAAATTTAACATTTAAGACAAACGATGAAGAACGTTCTTTAGAAAATTATATTAAAGCAATTTTTAAATCTCCTGAAGAGTGGGCAGTATTAGCAGGTACAATCGCATTACAGGATACAACAATATCTCTTGCAGGGAATTTGCTTGCTGATAGTATGCAACGCAACGGTTCAAGTTTTGAAGAAATTAGACAAGTTCTTGAAACATCTACAGAGGATGAAAAGGCTAGTTTGATTGATGAATTAAAAGAAAACGGAAGAATAAAAATTGATACTGATGCTATTGATATGGAAACTTCCGACTCACTAAAAGAACAGAGAAAAGAAAAATTTGTTCAAAATGGGATGAGCCAAAGTAAAGCAGATTTGGCATCAACTATTGAAAATGATATGCTTAATCGTCTTGCTCAAAAAGCAAATATGGATATTGAGGATGTTTACGCAAAAGAGGCTCCGACTATTGAGCAAAAAGATTACGAGATGTCTGTTGACGAAAACGGCAAAAGATATAAAGAGAACGAAATATCTCAAGAGGATATAGATTATTATTCTGATTTGGCTGATAGATACGAATTTAATCAAGTTGAAAATAATAAGATTATGTCTGAAAATATCGAAAAGAATTTCGGACAATCTGTTGAAGAATTGCAAAACAATTTCACAGATGATATTAAAAATATTCTTGCTGAAAATGAAATTGATTATGATGAGTTTGAAATTGAAGATGTTAGACTTTATGGAAGTTACACAACAGGCAAAAATAAAGATACATCAGATTTAGATGTAATCGTACAGTACAAAGGCAAAATGAAAGAAGATGCAGCCTTTAATATCTTAAATGATGAAAACCTAACAATTACTGACGTCAACGGGGTTGAAAGAAAAGTTGATTTCAACCCTATCAATAGAGAATTATCTGGCACGATAGATGAACACATTGAACGTATGCACGAAATTGACGGTGCTTATTATCAAACGGTAAGCAACGTAATTAAAGATGATAAAAAAAATCTTTTAATGACACATAATGCAAAATCTGATAATCTTGATGCAATTTTAGAAAGTGGTAATCTTATTGCACCGTCTTTTGCAATCACCAAAAAAGATTATGAGGTAGATGCGTTATCAAAATTTGGTGATGTTACATTCATTAGAAAACCGGAAAAAATTAAATTTGGAAGTGATAACATCTACAATCGTGATATTTATTCACCACGTATGCCTAGACCAGAATACCAATTAAAAGACGGCACAGTTATTGATAGTTACGAAAAAGATGCCCAAGAAAGACTAGAAAAAGAAAAGCCAGAAAGATATAAAGAAAGATTTGATAAACCTACTTCTGAAAGATTTAAAGATGCTAAAAAGGTTATGTTTACAGGTTATACTCCTAGTGGCAACAGAAGATATAAACCATATACGGCAGAAAACATTATCGCTCAAATGAAAAAAGAAGGTTTGTTATCTGGTGAAAATTTTGATTACGGTTTATCTTCTTTAATGAGTAAATTTGCAACAAAACAAAAAAGTATGGAAGAATTAAAGGAGTCTGCAAAAGACGGTCTTTATTCTTCTGAGCAACTTAATGAAGATTACGAAAACCTTAAAAAAGAATATGAAGATTTAGGTGATAAAATTGCCCCATTGTATTGGGATAAATGGTCTTTCTATGAATTTCAATCAGATGTATTTTTTGCTATTGCAAAAAATAAAAAGAAATATTTGAAAGATACATACAATATCGAAGTTCCTGCAGATTTAGCAAAAGAGGTTAAAGACTTCGTTACTAAAGCACAGACGATGCCACGTTCATATTTTGAGGCTAAACCTATGAGAGAAGTTAGTCTTAATGAATTTGGCTACGCACTAGCACGAGTTGGAACGTTGACAGAAAATCAAAAAGACAAACTTAAAAATGCCTACAATATTAATGTTATTGAATATGATAACAGTATTAAAGAGGCTCTCGAAAAAGTTGAAACGGAACAACCAGAGATTTATTTTCAATCTAACTATAAAAACAACGGCAACATTGTTGATTTGACTGATGATTTTGAAACAACTCCGACAAGTGAGGATGTAAAAAAATATATCAATGAATTAGTTGAAAGTGGAAAGAAATTTGCTACTCTTTCTCCTGATTGGTTTGTTGATGTTAAAGGTGGAGCAAAGAAAAAAGCACATATTATTAAATCAAGCAATTTCTCAAAAATGAACAAAGTCGAAAGAAAAAGGCATAAAAAATATATTATGTCTTTAGAAAAGTTGCTTGCAAACGCAGAATATTCAGGCGAAAAAGAAAATACCAAAAAGGCTAAAAAACCTAATATTGCTAAATATCATTATTTCACAACTAACGTTAGAGTTGGGGATAAAATATACAAAGTTGTTTTTGATACAGAAGAGTACAAAAATGAAATATCCTCATCGAGTGCCAACGTTTTAAGGTCGGTTAAAAATCTCGATGAGGACAATAACAGTATAACTGATAATACAGAAAATATCAACCCTCAAACTGTTCACTTGTACAACATAACAGAGTACAAACCTCTTAATCAAGAAGAACAACAAAGTCTTTTTGAGGGTAACAATAAGGCTCGTGATATACGAAAAATTAAAGGTTCGTATATGCCTGCTGAAAAAATTATTGAACTATTTAAAAATGCCGATGAGTCAACAATCATTCACGAATACGCACATTGGTATTTATCTTTAATGGGAAGATACGCTAAAGTATCTGCAGAAATTGAAGAGGATTTAAACGAGGTTAGAAAATTCGTTAAAAATAGTGGTGAAGAATTTACCAAAGAACAACACGAAAAATTTGCTCGTGGTTTTGAGGCATATATCAGAAGTGGCAATGCACGTTCTAACCGATTAAAGAAAATCTATGAAGATTTAAAAAATGCTCTTCTACAAATTTACGATGAAATTACTAAAATTGTTTATACTGAAAACGGTATAGATAAACCATTTACAGAAGAGGATTTACCTCAAATTAAAGGTTTGTTTGATAGATTATTGTCAACTGAAAACGAAAGAATACAAAGAACAGTATTTGATAAGGTTGATGAGATTGACGAACAAATTAAAAAGATAAAAGAAAATCAAGCAAAAGAAGAGCAAGAACTAGACGAATTATACAAAGGCAATATTGCTGCAATTAACAGAAAATCAGATAAACAACGCAAAGTGTCTGAATATCTTGACTTGGCAGAAAAAGCAACAAAACGTGTTCCAAAAGCCATGAGAGATTTTGAAAAGAGATACAGAGATGTTACTCTTGCTATTCTTTCAATGGCTAGTGGCAAGAATAGACGTTGGGTTGCAGATAGACGTAATTGGGATAAACTGTATGATATTCTTGAAAACGTTTCTGATGAAATCGTTGCCAATGGTGCTGACCCTGCATGGTCTGAATTTTATGCGTTACAGGGTTCAACTTATGACACAGAGGAAATCGGAGCAGATTATAAACTTGCTATGCAAGCATACAATAATCTTGTTGCTGATGATTTTAGTTACAGTTCTTATTTTAAAGACCCATCTGTGGATCAAGATATTGAAGATTTTTACTCACAGTTAAATTATCTTATCGACAAAATCAAAACCTTAAAAGGCGAAGAGAAAGAAATCGCTTTTGAGGCTATGTTCCAATTAACTAATCGTATGCCTAAAATGCCTAACGATATGATGATGGAAATTGTCGATTTGATTGAGGAAGTTTCAGAATACAAAGATGAACAACAAAAGGAAGATTTTAACAGAAAATCTTATCCTAATATTCCTGTTGTTCAACAACTTCAAATGTACGTTACTCGTAAATTGAGTGAGTTGAAAGTTTACAATCCTGATAAGCGTTATGCCTCACGAATTGATAAATCACATAGTCTTTATAAATCAATTAAAAATGCAACATCTGTAAATAAAACTAAAAAGATTATCAGAAAAATTAATGATTATGTCATTGAGGATTTGAAAAATAAACAACGCAGAATATTGCATAAAGAAATCCAAAAGCAAATTAAAATCAATTCTAAACTTGTTAAAGTTGGTTCAGTTCAACAGGGCAAGTTCGATTGGAGAACTAATACCATATTTTCTGAACTTAAAGACTTGAATAAATTATCAAGAGAAGATGCGTTCAAAAAGTTCTCTGCTCTTGTTAAAGCAAATCAAGCAATCTTGGGTGAAGAACGAGATAATTGGAATGAGAACATTGTTGAGTCTTTAGATATAGACGAAGATACTGCAAAACTTGATGATTTTCAAAGACTTTTAAAAATTAAGTTCTTAGAATACCGTTCTCAACGCATTAACAATTTGGATGTTTTACACACTCGCTCTGTGCTTGAAGATATTATGACTTTAAAATTTGAGGGTAGAAGAGCGAAATCAGAAGAGGATTTAAAAAAGAAATTAAATAAATATGATTATGAAAATAATCTTATTGACATTTTGCAAAAGCACAAAGATAACAAAATTGCTAAAACTCTCGCTAAATGGATTATGCACTCTCAAACTTTATCAAATTGGGAAAGTTTATTAAACGGTATTTTTGATGCTGCAACTGCTGAAAAATATTCTCTTCAACAAATGGAAGTGTCAACAGATATTTACGCAAGAGAGCATTTCTTGACGTTCATAAAACGTGCAAGCGAAATTTACGGCTTTAAAAAAGCAAGTGGTTTTGATACTGCACTAGATTTTGATAACGTTCAACCTCTTGCAGATTTGTTTAGAAAATATGATAACGAACTTTACGACTACAAAGAAATTACATACAACAGAGAAACAGGCAAATATGTTGAAACTCAAAGACAGTTATCTAAAGCACAAATACTAACAATCTTCACATGGTCGTTAAATGAAGAATTAGAACAAAGACTTTATACTCAATTTGGGTTAGAGCAAATATCTGATATGTTCTCTCATTTGACCGATGAAGATATGCAGTTGTGTTTCGCTTTAATTGATTGTTGTAATTCAATGTATGATGACACAAATGAGGTGTTTATCAGAACTCTTGGAATATCTCTTCCAAAAGTCGAAAACTACTTTCCATCAAAAACAGAGAGAGTTGGCTCTGATTTGGATTTATTCCACGACTTTTTAATGAAGTCTAGTGATCCGTCTTTTATTAAACTAAGAAAAACTTGTAACCGGATTAAAATGGACCCTAGAAGTCCATTAGAAATTTTATTGCCTCATATTAATAAAACTGCAAAATATGTTGTAATGAGCGAAAATCTAAATTTCTATAATAAGATTTTTGCAACTGCAGATATTAAAGCCAAAATTATGGATGTATTCGGTAGCAAAGACGGTGAGAAATTGCATCGTGTATTATTAAATCAACTTGCTGCATCAACATTTAGCACTTATGCTAGAGGTTCTGCTATGACAAGTGATTTATTAAACACTTGGTTTGATACTGCAAGCAACTATATTACATCTGCCATTGGTGGTTCTGGTAAAGTTACAATCGGACAGTTATTATCAGTAATCAACTATGCAGAGAATATGCCTGCAGGTGAATGGCTAAAAGGTTTTGAAAAGGCTGCTAGTCATCCTGTTAAAACGTACAAGTGGATGATGCAAAACTGCAAGTATCTTCAATCTCGTTTGGCAGGTAATTCGCAAAATGAAATCTTACAAACACTTACAAGCCTACAAGACCCATTGAGAAAGTTGAAAAACTTTTGGACTTTAAACGTTCGTTGGGGTGATATTATTGCAATTACAATAGGTGGCAAGCCTTATGTTGATTATTTAATGTCGCAAGGCATGACAAAAGAAGAGGCTTTTAATAAATTTGTTGACGATACTTTGAGAGCGCAACAAGCAGGCTTGAACTCTACAACTTCTGAATGGCAAAAGAATAATGCTAAAAATTATTTAGGTCGTATGTTCTTCGCTTTCAGAAATACAGATATTCAATACGAAAGAAAATTCATTGATGCAATAATTAAATATTCAAGAGGTGATATTAACAAAACTCAATTTGTTAAAACAATCTTGATTTACAAAGTGCTTAATCCTGTATTGTTCACATCATTTTTACAAAATATGTCATTGATTTATTTATTCAATGGTTTACTTGGTTTTGCAGGTGGTGGAGATGATGACAAAGGCAAAGTTGCAGGTCATTTTTTGAGAGATGTCGTTATGGCTCTCGGTGTTGCAGGCACAAACGCATACGGCATAGGTGGGTTTGCACTTAACGCACTAATTCAAGCGATTTATGCAGGGGTTAATAATAAAATCTTTAATGAAGATTACAAAGTGTTTGACTCTTCTGTGCCGATACTATCTGATTTTGAAGAAATTGGCAAAAAGATATTTTCAAAAAAAGAGGTCGGAATTGCTGATGTTATTGATGCGTTCTGTATGCTTACTGATTTAGGTACAGGCGTACCAACTAAAAAGATTAAAAACTCTATTCTTGGTGTCGGTGATATTGCAAAAGGTGAGTTTGGAATTGGTTTTTCTCGCTTTCTTGGTTGGGGCGAATATACTTCTACAATGGCTTGGAAAGGTGAAGCTCCTAAAAAGAAAAAGAAAAAACGTAAATTAGAATATTAGAAAGGATAAAACAAAATGGCTAATGAAACAAATTATGTTCCATGTAGGATTAAGGGTAACGGCACAACGTTAAACTTCCCTTTTGGGTGGAACTTCATTGAAGATACTGACGTTGTTGTAAACGTTGAAGATGTAACCGGTAAACAAACAATTCAAGCTCTCGGAGATAATTATACTATCAACATTTACGAGAATGGGGGTGAGGTTGTTTTTAAAACTGCCCCTGCTGATAGTGAGTATGTTATTATTTCTCGCAAAACTTCAAACTTGCAAAAAACTAAATATTCTACATCAACTGGTTTTCAGGGTTCAGATATTGAAAAGTCTTTCGACAGATTTTCTTGTAATTTGCAAGAAATGGATAACAATATCGAAAACTTTAAAACAACAATTACGAATGCAACAGATGAAAAGATTGAAGATTTTGAAACAGAAGTAAACAACAAAATTGAGCAAGTTAATGATGCAGTTGAAAAGTTAGATAAATTGGACTCTACTCTTGCTCAATGCGAAACTTATTCAACAAACGCTATTAATTCTGCCAATCAATCTGCAGCAAATTTAGCAGCAACGGAGCAATTAAAAAATGATGTTATAGAATTGTCAACAAGTACAAAATCTGACATTACAAATTTAGGGGCAAGTGTGCAGGCAAATATTCAAACACTTGGTATCTTTATGGAAAATGACAGGTTATTTTACATCGGTTCTGACGGTGTAAAACGAGAGTTTAGAAACGACTTCGGTGGTATTGCCCCTATGGCAATTAAGCACAAAAACGTCAAAAAGGTTGCGAATGGTTATGAACTTACTTGGACTGACCCTAATGACAGCACCTACAAAGAAAATCTTTATTGTAAATGGGATTATACTTTAATCGTTGCTAAAGAGGGTTCTTATCCTACATCACCGTTTGACGGCATCACCGTTGTTAAGTCAACTGTTAGAAATGCTTATCAAAATAATGCTTTTGTTTATGAATGTGATACAACAAAAGATTATTATTTTAGAGCCTTTCCATGTTCAATTAACAAAGTTTATTCTTACGATGATAAAAACAAATTCGGTTCTTGGATATACGGTTACATTGAATGTTTAACAGAGTCTAACGAAGAAAAAAGAATACAATACATTGAAGATAACGAATACTTTGAGCCTAGTTATATGGACTCTACAAACGATGATTTTAAAGAAAATGATTGGGCAGGTTCGCCGTTCTACGATTGGGAATATCTAAGACCTGTAATGTTGTACAATGCAAATGCTCAAGATAGTGAGGGTAATTCTTTAAACGGTAAAGTTATGGAATATCTAAATCCTAATGACTTAACAAAAACTATTGACGGTCAAGCATCGCACAACGCAGATAAAACATCTAATGCAAATGCTATGATGGAAAAAAGAGGTATCTTCACATATTATAAAAAAGAGGGCAATCATGAAATAATTAAATTCTCTAACATCAAGCATAGTGATGAATGGGAGTGCTACGAAACATTAAAGGCTGACGGCACATATAATGAATTTTATTACACTCCTATTTATGAGTGTGGTCTTGTTAATAATATCTTGAGAAGTTTATCAGGTCTTACTCCGATGAACTCTCAAACAGGTGCAAACGAAATCTCTTTTGCACGTGCAAATGGTGCAGGTTGGGACACAGAAGTTGAGACTGACGGTTTACTTGAACGTAGAATATTTAAACTATTATTCAAACGTTTAAACTCTCAACTTGCACTAGGACAGGGTAAATCTAACGGTGGTAACTCTGCTGCAGCATTATTGAACACAGGTACAATGGATAAAAAAGGTAATAATTGGGGTTCATCAAGTACGGCAGATGGTATTAAGTTCAGAGGTCGTGAAAACTTCTACGGTAACAGATGGGATAGATACAGAGGACTTGTTATCAAAAACGGCATACCTTATGTTAAAAGAACAAAGCACACAGGTGATGGCTCAACGGTTGCCGATTACAATTTAACAGGTGAGGGTTTTATCCCATTAAACGATGTTCCTTTATGCACCGGTTCATCTGGTGGTTATGGTTCTGGGTTCACTTCAACTAAACATGGTATGTTTGCAACAGTTGTTAGTGGTTCTGCAACGACAGGTAATTGTGATGGCAGATGGTTCAGCAATACAGGGGATATGTATCCTTCTCGTGGTGGGAGTTCTATTTATGGCTCTCTTTGTGGAGCGTTTGCTTTTGCTTCCGGCGTTGCCGTTTCTGCTGCGGTTTGGAGCATTGGTGCTGCTCTTTCTTATAAACCCTCTTAGAGGGGGTGAAATGGGGGAAACTTCCCCCCTAAATAGGGGTTGTTACGGTCGATTAACAACTTAACAGGTATTACACAATTCTTTTTAAATATTAGGGATAGTAAAGACATTTCGCCGTTGTTCCTTATCGTGGTGGGAGTTCTAATAATGGCTCTCTTTGTGGAGCGTTTGCTCTTAATTCCAACAATGCCGTTTCTAATGCGAATTGGAACATTGGTGCTGCTCAACCTTAGTATAGAGATTTCTTAACGTCTTTTCTATTCCTTACCTCTTGGTAAAAATTAACCGACAAAGAGGCATGGCTTAGTAGCAAGTCGAATAGCCATGAGGTTACTAAGAAAGAAGAAAATTTCTAGTTTAAATGAAATCATTTAATCACCTTTTTGAAAAATTAATTAATCACGACAATATTTTTAAGGCTATTGTGTGTGCCTCTCGTGGCAAAAGAAATAGGCACGATGTTAGACGTGTTCTCGATAACATCAACAGATATGTTTATCGTCTGCAGGATATTTTAACAAGTGGTAAATTGTTCATACGCAAGCACGATGCAGAAATGATACACGATAACGGCAAAGATAGATTAATCGTTAAACCAGATTTTATTTTTGAACAGATTTTGCATCACGCATTAGTGCAGGTTCTTTTACCGATTTTTATGCCGTCTATGTACAAGTGGAGTTGTGGTTCACTTCCTAAACGTGGTGGAGTTTACGGCAAAAAGTATCTCGAAAGATATATCAAACATCATCAAAGTAAAATCAAATATGCTGCAAAAGGCGATATTAAGCAATTCTTTCAATCGATAGATACAGATGTTGTTAAAAGAAAACTTGCAAGAAAAATTCACGATGAGAAATTTCTCAATGTTTTGTATATCGTTTTAGACTCTAACATTGCAAACTATGAGGGTGAAGATGTTTATATGGGTTTGCCTATCGGCTATTACATTTCTCAAATTCTTGCCAATTGGTTGCTGACAGATTTTGACTATGAGATTAAACAAAAACATTTAGTAAAATGTTATGTTCGTTATGTTGATGATTTCACGTTCTTAGGAACGGCAAAAAGACATCTGCATAGGGTTATGGTTGCGATAAGAGAATATCTGACAGAGCAATTACACTTGAAAATTAAAAACAATTATCAAGTATTTAAGTTTAATTTTACAGACAAATTCGGCAACATTAAAGGTAGAGTTATAGACTTTATGGGGTTTAAATTCTACAGAGATAAGGTTTTATTACGCAAGCATATTTTATTTAGAGCAATCAGAAAGGCTCGCAAAATCTTTGCAAAAGGCAAATTGAATTGGTATGAGTCAACTCAATTATTGAGTTATCTTGGTTGGTTCAAGCACGCAGACGTTTACGGAGTTTACCTAAAACACATTGAGCCTTTTGTAAATATCGGCGAGTGTAAAAAGGTTGTTAGTTTACATAGTTACAAAGAAAGGAAAAAGAAAAATGTTATTTATTTGGACAAATACAGAGAGTATGCAAGAGCCGTTGCTTGTTGATGATAAATCATCAAGTTATGGTGTTTATTTAAGAAAAGATATTGTACAAGAAAACAACGTTTACAAATACAAAGAAATCTATTTAAGTAATGACTACAAAATGAATATTGTTGATGTTGAAGAATATCAAGAAAAATTATTGGTTCGTCTGGATCAAGAAGAGGAAGAATATACAAAAATGTTGCACATTACAAAATTAGATTTTTATAACAATCTCTGCAAGCCTGCAAATATTAGCTACGATACCTTAATGGCTAAGATTACAGAACTTGGTATGAAAACAGATTGGGAGTTATGCAATCACGTTTATTACGGAATTATTCAGCCGTTCTTTGAACAGTTACCTCTCGGCAAAACAGAGGATGAAGTTATTGCAATTTTTGAAAAACTACAGGGGGTGGCTGATGCAAATTGAAAAAGAAATGTTTAGACGGTTCACTAAAACGTTTGATAATTTCGACAGGATTGCTCAATGTCTTTATGAGATAGCAATAGTTTCAGCAGGTCGCAATGATAATATTGTTAGTGGAATTATCGAGGACTGCATAAAAGATTTGGAGAAACAAAATGAAAAAACCACGTTTTAAAAGATTGAAAAAAATCATTATTTTTATTGACGATAAAAGAGAATATATCGAGGACATTGTCGCAGATAAATATTTAAAGGCTCTCGATGAGTCAAGCGTAGTTGATGCGTTAGAGGAAAAAGTTATTGTTATTGCTTGTGAGGTTATACAAGCATATTTGACAACTTACAACGTGCCTGAAATTCCTGCAGATGTTAAAAAGCAGATTTCAAAACAGATTGTTAAAGGTATCTCTAAGGCAAATAAACTTTTGCAAAAACAGTTACGGAAGAAAAGTAAAAGATATAAGGAAAGACACGCAAATGATTAATTTTGAAAACTTCGATAAAAAAATAAAATACTTAGGATTACAATATGGCATGAATAGTTTTATTGCAAAACAGATTAGGAAATATTCTAAATGTTATTGCCCTGATGCAAGAGAAGTTCCGACACATGTACTCGCTTTCAGTTATGAAAACTCTGATTGGTGGGTGTATGAGTCGCACGCAAAAGGAAATAAAAAACTTGGCATTCCTGCAGGTGTGAGAAGATACAAAGCCAAAAAGTGGCTTGAACTTGAGGCAGATAATTTGAAAGAGTTTAAGGCTTATCCTTTAGATATTGACCTAAACAAACTTGAGGAATACATCGGCTATCCTTACGGATTGGGCGATATTAAAGCGTTATTAATGGCAGCACTTAAACACAATAACGGAAAACAAAAGAACAGAAACGGTTACATCTGTTCTGAATATATTGCGTTGTGTTATCCAAAAATCTGTGAGTTTTATAAATTGCCTGCTCATTGTATTACTCCTGCACATTTTCAAGATTATTTAGACAAGTACAACATTGAGGCTGTGGGGGTGTAGTATGGGTGAGTGGTTATCTATAATTATTGCAATTTGTTCGTTTGTTGTGGGGTTAGTTATTCAGATTTTTTCGGCAGGTGTTTTTATTGGTGGCTTAGTTATGGCAATCAAGTATATCGAAAAACAACTGAAACGACTTGAAGATAAACAAGACAAACACAACGGCTTGATTGAACGTATGGTAACAGTTGAACAATCGACTAAATCTGCTCATCACAGAGAAGATGAGTTACTAAAAAGGGTTGAAAATATCGAGGAGGAATTATATGAACACAAGTAAAAAAGGAAAGGCTCTCATTAAAAAATATGAGGGTTGCAGATTAAAGGCTTATAAATGTCCTGCAGGTGTCTTAACTATCGGTTACGGTCATACAAACAACGTCAGATTGGATGATGTGTTGACTCAAGACGAGGCAGAAAAATTATTGGATATTGATATTAAAATTAAAGAAAACGAGTTGAATAAATTAATCAAAGTTCCTGTAACGCAAAATCAATATGATGCGTTGATTTCGTTTGTGTTCAATCTTGGTGTTGGCAATTTGAAAGCATCAACTCTTTTGAGATTGCTAAATCAGAAAAATTATAAAGGTGCTGCACAACAATTTGACCGTTGGGTGTGTGCAGGTAATAAAGTTTTAGCAGGTCTTGTTAAACGCAGGGCAGAAGAAAAAGAATTGTTTTTATCCTAAATAAATAACAATATTTAATGTACGTCTTTTGTGAGTTCACTTTTCGAGGTGAACTCTTTTTTTATGCTTAGAAAAAGTGAGAAAAAGTTTAAATGAAAATTATGGTGTTTTTGTTATTAGTGAGTGGTAAAAGTGTGGTAGAAAATTTAAAAAGTTTTTCAGATGCAGAAAAAGAACAACGGTAGAATTATTATATACAAAAGAAAAAAGCCTATCAGATGACCGATAGACATTAAATAAACACGAGGATATTAAGAGAGAGTATAAAAATCTTTGTTATTATCAGCACATATAAATCGATGTGCAGATATTCTTTTTATCCTTTTTTATTAAATTGTTTGTTTGCTTATCGCTTACATTTATATTAAGTATTTTTGTTAGAAAAAATTGCCTTTTTAGTATTGATGCGAGTTTAAAGCATTTCCTTCTTTTTGAACATGACAAGCATGCTTGTTTGTCCTATTATGATTGTAAGAAAAAGAGGTATTAAAG